TGCGGGCACTTCTTGACGACCGCTTCGCCCGCCTCACCCGGTCGTCGGGCGTCCTTCGCGATGATTTGGTCGACCGGCCCGTGAACATCGAGATTGCTGCCGAAGTCGAGAACCAAACAATCTTGCTTCCCTTCGGCCAGCCGGAACCCCCGCCCAACCATCTGGTAGAACAGTCCCGGCGACAGGGTCGCCCGCAGGATCGCCACGCAATCGACGTTCGGCGCATCGAATCCGACCGTCAACACAGTCACATTGACCAGCCACCTCAGTCGACCGGCCTTGAATCGTCCAATGATCTCGTCGCGGATCGGCAGCAGCGTGTCGCCGGTCACGAGGTCGGCATCCTCGCCCGCTTCGCGGAGAAGGTTGAGCACCGTTTCGGCGTGTGCCACACCCGCACAAAACACGAGGCACGACTTTCGCCCTTCGGCAAGTCGCAGCATTTCCGCGACCGCAGGCCGAACAACGCCCATCATTGCGGCTTGCATTTCGGCTTCGATGTACTCGCCGCCCCGCTTATGGACTTGTGACAGGTCCGCCGACACACCACGCTTGGAACGCAGCCGCGACAGGTAGCCTTGGTCGATCAGCGTCTTGACCGACACCCGGTAGCAGATTTCATTGAGCACGTTCTCCGGGTGGCAAATCAGGCCCGTGCTCATTCGGTACGGTGTCGCCGTCAGGCCGATGACCCGCACCGTCGGGCGAGCCAACTTGCATTCGTCGATGAACTGCCGATACATCCCGTCGCCGCTCGGGGGAATGAGTTGTGCCTCGTCGACGATGATGATGTCGAACGGACCGGCCCGAAACGCCTGTTTGTAGATCGACTGTATCCCGGCCACGATGACCGGCTCGCGGGTTTGTTTGAGGCCCAGCCCCGCCGAGTAAATCCCCATGCAAAGATTCGGCGCGATCTTGGCGATTGTCCCCGCGACCTGCGAAACCAGTTCGCGGACGTGCGACAGGATGACGACGCGGCCTTCCCATTGTTCGACCGCTTGCCGCGCCATCGTGGCGATAATCGCCGACTTCCCGCCGCCGGTCGGAATCTCAATGCACGGGTTGCCGTCGTTGTTCCGCAGGTAATTCCAAGCGGCCTCGATGGCTTCGGATTGGTAGTAACGGAGTTGCATTGTCACCACCCCCTTTCGCCATGCTCGAACCGTGCGGAGCGTGCTGCGGAAACCCAATCAACAGAAACCGGCGGGACCATAAGCCATTGACTGTCGGCAATGCAGTCGCGGCAAAATTTGGGTTTTCCAGACAACCGATTGGCAATCTCGCTTCTGGACGATGGCTCCCAAATGCTGTCAATTGATTCGCATTTGGAAGCCCCACATCCCTGAATGGCCCAAAGTCTTCCGTGACGCTCGTAGAAATTCACATGCCCAACATCGGCCACAAGGTCGTATTGAGGGTCATCCCATGAACACACGCCAACGACGGTGATTGGCACGTAATCAGGAATTCCGATCAGTGCCGCAGCCTTGTGACCGGTGTTCAAAAAAAGGTCGATCAGCATGTTCGATTCATGCTCGGTAAACCCGGTCCCCTTCACTTCCGCAAACATGCTGTATCGCGGCAACCAAAAATCCGGCAGATACCAACCGCTCGGAAGTTGGTAGCCTTCCTTTTCGTACTCCCACTCGATGCCCATAGCGTCGAACGCCACGGCCCAGCGGGCTTCCGTGCGGCTCCGGAACCGGTAGCCCTTGTATCGGGTCTCGATAGCTTTGAGTGGTTGCATCACGAAATCCGCACATGATGACCGACAAGAAACTCGACCCCGGTGATCTGCTCACCCCGCTTGTGGTGCTCCAGGCACTTCCGTTTATCGAGCACCGGATCGGGGTGAATCACGAACGCCGCCGGCACGTTGTGCAGCCCCAGTTCCTGCAACACGACCGTCGGTTGAGCGTTGCGACACAACCGCACCTTGATCGTTCCTTCCTCGACCGACGTTTCGCCAAGCCGCTCCATGTTCTCGCGGAGATAGCTTTTGAGTTGGTCGACCTGCTTCTCGATCCGCATCCGCCGTGCCTTGATCGTCGCTTCGTGCTGTTCGTACGCGGCCAGTTCGCCGCTCAGGTTCTTGGCCAGCCGTGCGATATTGATTGCTTTCTCGCGCCAAGGCTGTTGCATCGCTTCCAGCGTGGCCCGCGTCTCCTCGTCGATACTGCCGTCCTCCCCGACGGTGATCGATTCGTAAAGCTGTTCCAGCGCGTCCGTCAGTTTGTAAAACGGTGGCATGACCCCCCCTGAAAAAGCGCGGCCCCGACACTGCGCCGGGACCGCGCCCCACCCGATGCTTCATCGCTCCCAAGGCTTCTTGTCGTTCGTCGCTTGACCGCCGCCGGTTGTCGTTCCCACCGGAGTCGCACCGAGACCGCCACGCACCGCGTACTTCTTGATGTTGTTCTGCGGACCGTAATTGCCATTGCCAGGCTGAATTCCGATCCGCGCGTCGAAAGGCTTGTCGTGCAGTTCGCTCGTCTCCTTCGCTGCCGGAACCCGCACAGCCCGACACAGCGCCGCAAGCTCCGCACGCGCGATCGACACGGCCTTCGGGTTTGCGTTCTTCCAGTTGAACTTGATGAACAGCTTCCGGCCCTTGTACTGGCCGTCGACCACCTCCATTTCGCAGTTCAGATACTCGCCGCTCCCGTCCTTGGTTGGCTTGACCTGACTGTCAACGACGACCAGCGTGTAATCGCCCATTGGAAGCGGGTCGAACGACGTTTCCTCGATGTCGTTCGCGGACTTGCCGCCGAAAAAATCTCCGAGCATCGCCATCAGAACTTCCCTCCGTTCGTTTGTTCGTCGGTGCCGCCGTCGACGTAGTACTGGTAAGCATCCCACGAAAGCGGCAATTCGTCGGGCATCTCAATCCGTCTCTTGGCGAGGAACGCCCCCGCCCCCGTCGTCTTCATGATCCGGTCGCCGGAGCCGATGGCTTTCCGTGTCGCGGCCTTGCCTTCGCCTTCCGATTTGGTGAACACCTTGTAGGTCGCGAAAAAGTATTCGTCGCACCACTCACACACGGCCATCCGGCATTCGTCCGGCAGCTTCGGCACCCAGCGGTTGTAGTTGTCGCCGTCGGGCGGTTTGAAGCTGTCGTTCTTGGCGTGGCCCAGCAGCACAACCGTCATGTTGGCTGCGAGCGAAACATCCTCGATCAGATTGAGCACGCCATCCCACGCCTCGCGTTGGAGTGGCCGTTCCTTGCCGAACCCGATCTCGACGACCGACGCCTTCCCGGCCTTCGCGGCAACGCAAGCGTCGATCAGCTTTGTCAGGCCGGTAGTCGAATCAACGACCAGCGTTTTTCGTCCGTGCGACGGGTCTTTCAGCGCCGCGACGTAGCCGCAGAATGTTTCAAGGTCTTTCGCGACCGGGAATTGGATCGCTCCTTTGATCCCCCGCAGCCCGTCCTCCGTTGTGACAAACACCGGATCGGGAGCCGATGCCGCGAATGTCGATTTGCCGACGCCGTCCGGCCCGTAGACCATCAGTCGCCTGGGGCGTTGCTTCTTCGCCGGATCGAACAACAGGTCAAGAATAGATTCCGCCAAGATGGTCCCCTTGCCGCTCGTGAAAATGCCTGTCCACCGCTTCGTTAATCTCGTCCTCGTATTTCGCCAGATACTTCCGCCCGTACTCCCAGCACACACGGATCGGGTAGTTCCGTGACTCAATCTCCACGCCGTCCGCGCCTTGGATAACCCCGCACTCGAACTTGCACCGAATCCCCTCGGGGAACGCATCCTCTCGCGGCGTCATGCCGTCGCCCGGATAACCGGGGTTGATGTCGTAACGGACCTGCAAGCGGACGTAGCCGAAGTCCCAAACGATGTCGTGCGTGAACGCTGGCACTTACTCGTCCTCAAACAGAAATCGACCCCGGCGACCTCTTTGCGATTCTCCGCTTCTCGGAACTGGCACCTCTTCAATCGCCAACTTGTGTTTCGCCAACTCCTTGGCGTCCATCGTCGGATCGACTGACATTGCCACGTCGCTATATGTCGCGTCGTTCTTGTGGTTCAGTGCCCAGCCGCGATGCGCTCGCCGCATGTACCATGCAACTTTTCCGGACGTTCCCGGCAGGTATGGGCAACCGCCGTTCGGGTCAGGGGGTGGGCCGCTCATTCGTTGATCCCCGGCGTCTTGCGTTGAACGGCTGTCAAAGCGGTCCGCCGTGCGTCACGCATCGCAGCCAATTGGGCACCTTGCACGACGATGTTGCGCTCGTGTGCTATCCGCTGCTCGTCGTCCAGGTTCCCAACCTCGACCCGCATGCCGTATCCGTGCGCCCGAACCAGTTGCCGCTTTCGCTGTTGGAACAGCTTGGCCGTGTAGTCGACGGCTTCGGCGTCCGTCAGGATTTGCAGCGAGCCGTGATCGGAGCGAACCACCACGGGCCGACCACGCACTAAAAGCTCGTCCTGAATCTGCTGCTGAAAGCCCATGAGCTTCATGGCGTACTCTTGCGTTTGCCGTTCCAGCCCCGTTAGCTCCTCGATCCGCTCGGCGGGGATAACGTCCCCCTTGTCGAGTGCATCAAAGTCGAACGGGTGTTTCTCGGTTGCGTTCAAAATGAATCCTTTCCTTTCCTGTCCTGTCCCATGCTTTCCGTTCCGTTCCTATCCCTTCCGTTCCCATCCGCTGCTTCATCGGGCCGCTTGGTCACGACACCCGGCGACTTGCTCGCACGGCCCCGGCTTTCCTTTCCTATCCAGTCCACTCCGGTCCCCTCATCTCCTTTCCCTTGCTTCATCCGCCCGCTTGCCTACGACGGCAGGCGCTTTCCGCCACGGGCGTTTGCCTTTGCTTTCCGATCCTTTCCCTTCCCATCCTCTCCGCTACCGTCCGTTCCTACTCCTTTGCCATAACTCAGATCGATCCGGCCCGCGTGTCTTCGCGACCACGGCTAACCCGCGCGGGCCTCGCATTGCACTCCAGTCCCCTGCTTTCCTCTCCGCTCCTTTCCTCTCCGCTCCTCTCCCCTTACTCTCCGCTCCTATCCATTACTTCACTCGCTCGAACCGCCCGAACTTCGGACGGAAATCACTCAGCCCGATGGTTGCGCCCGCTTGGTCGATCCACGCCAACAGGTCCGATTCACTTTTGACGACGCTCGGGTTGTAGCTGACCGTGAATTCCAGCGACCAATCGCGGAAGATCGGTCGCGTCCGCATCACCCGCGATTGCCCGACCTTCACGCCGACCGTGTAGCGATAACTCGCATTACCCCACAGTTCCTCGACCGACTTCTTAGCGTCGGGGAAGATCAACTCAGCGTTGTCGTCGACCAACACACCGGCTTGCACGTCCTTGCCGGACTTCGTCGCCTTCGCCCCCGAGCGAATCAGCGCTTCGAGGTTCTCCGCAGGCCAGCACAGTCGCCCCTTGTCGTTGACGTACAGACTGCCCATCCATTCGAGCCGGGCAAGCTCGATGATGTCCGCGTCGGTCTTCTTCGTCCCCTTTTTCGTGATGTCCTTCATTTGCTTGACCCACTCGTTAAGCGGGTCGGCCAGTTGGCCGTTGTGCATGATGGTCGGTGTCAGCCCACGAATCTCGACTTCAATCTTCTTGTACATTCGCCGCTCCAAACAATGTGTGTGTAAAAAACACAATCCCTTCCGCTTCCCGTCCTATCCTGTCCACTCCAATCCCATCCTCGCCCATCCCATACGTCATTCGTCATGCACAACAACCCAATCACAGGCCTCGGCATCATTCCGATTCATCCGAGCTTCTTGCGTGATCCGCTCGCCGTGATCGTAAAACGTCTCTTGCAGATAGCCCGACGCGCTCCGCGACAGCACGCGGTCCGGATTGCACTTGCGGCACACCCGCTCGCCGTCCAGCACCTGGATAAAAGCCCACGTCCAATCCTTGCCGCACTTCGCACCCTCGAATCGGTGCGTCATGTCGGGGCGGGTGATCGGCGTTTCTTTCGGGGCGGTGATCCCCAGCCGTACCGAGTTGCCGCGAATGCCGACGACCGTCACGACAATGTGATCGCCGATTGCAATGTCTTGATTGCGCTCGCGAGATAAGACCAGCATCCTTGCGGCTCCTGTTAGTTGGTGTTGTTGCTTCGATACCTCGCGGTGCGACTCGAACGCACAACCCATCGCGCAATGCGCGGTGCTCTGCCAATTGAGCTACGCGAGGAAAAGGCCCATCCGTGGGCACTCACCGCTCCGTCAGGTCGGACCATCCCCATTCATGAGGAAGCCCGCGCACGTCAGAACGACGCACACCACGCAGGCCGCAAATCCAATCGCGTTGTCCGACCACACCACATCCATGCGGCACCTCTCGAAAAAGACGACCCTGCCCACGTTTGGCTAGATGTCCGGGTCCAGACACCCCCAAGGCCAGAATTACGAAGCCCGCCAAGCGACATGGGCCTGCGCTCCGGATCGGTCGTGCCAAACCAACGCACGACCGCCACCGGGGGAGATTTGCTGTTAGGTCACTCAGGACTCGACAGGGGCGTTCCCCGGAGTTGCCAGCGCGGCCGCAGTCTGCTCCGCAATGAAGCGTTCAAAGTCGGCGCGAGTCGTCAACCACATCCCCGCATGTCGCTGCGCGGCCAGTTTGACGGTGCCGTTGAAAAAGCCTTGGTGCAGCCAGCGCCATTGCGCGGCAGGCGACGGGCGGCGACCGGTCACGGCCTCCGCAATTTCCCCAATGGGGCGAAGCTCGCTTGACATGCCTAAGCATCCCACGAAAACGCGATATGGATTCGATGCAGCCGCATCGCGTGCCCCGAGCAGGGGGCGAGCAAGTTGGCTAGAACTTCATGCGGCCAACGTTTTCAGCGTCAACCGCACGGTCAGAGTTTTATCCATATCGACAAAAGGCGTCAAGCGCTGTTTACAGAAAATGTCAATTTTTCTGAACGCGACGCGGGCGACCGGTTGTCGGGACGTAATCGCGGTATTCCAAAGCGGAGTCGCGATCAACCATCCAGACGCGCACGCCAAACTTTTGGCCGCGCAATTTCCCTTCGATCAGCAGCCGACGGACGTACCCCACCGTGCAGCCGATCAGGTTCGCGGCCTCGGCGACGGTCATCAGAGAGATTTCGAGTGCCATTGTCATGGTCCTCACATGGTATCGATATCGGCGAAACTGGCAACAAGAAATCGGCAGAGGTGAAAACATCGGTCTAGCACCAATGCGCCACGTCTCGCGAACATGGCCCTCTGCCGTGTACTCTCTTCAAATGCCCAGGAGAGCAATCGAGGTTGCGTTTCCGCAACGCGCCAGCACTCTCGGCACGCCCGGCCACAGGATTCCCGGAAACGTGGCCCGCTTTTCGCAACCCCCTGTCGCGAGGCCTTCCGCCTTTACACCATCGCCCTTGGTGTTTTTCTCTTGGGCAAGGGGGAGAGGCATGCTTCTTTTCGAAGCATTTGAGCGATACAAAACCCGGAAACTTCTCGGAGCCGCCGCGAACACCGAGGGGAAGTTCCGCCGCGCGATCGTGGCCCTTGGACTCGTGGTCGGTCGTCTGCCAACGGTCGATGACCTGACGGACGACAACGTGTCCGATGTCGTCGCCAGCGTGATCCGCAAGGGTCGGACGGCGTACACCGCGAACGATTACCGGTCAAAGCTCGTCGCGCTATGGACCTTCGCCGCGAAGCGCGGTTGGGTGAAGACGTTCCCCGACATTGACGCGGCCCCCGTGGAACACGCGAACCCGGTCGCATGGACCCGCGCCGAGTTGGCCCGCGTGATTGCTGCCACGGCGCACGCTCGCCAACCAATCTGCGGCGTACCTGGTGCCGTGTGGTTCCGGGCGTTGCTCTTGGTGTTGTGGGACACCGGCGAGCGGATCGGGGCCGTGCTCAAGACCGAGGCCGCGCAGCTTGCGGGAAACTCGTTGACGGTGATCGCAGCCCACCGGAAGGGAAAGACCCGCGACATGGTCTACACCCTGCACCCCGACACGGTCGCGGCCCTTGCGGCGATCCGTGCGATCTACACCGGCCCGATGTTGTTCCCCCGCGATTGCTCGGCGGAAACGGTCGCCAATCGCTGGCGGTCGTGCTTGAAACGCGAGGGGTTGCCCAGCGACCGGAAACACCTGTTCCACTGCATGCGGCGTTCGGTGGCATCGCACGCGGCAGCCGCAGGGGGGAATGCAACGTCGCTCCTCGACCATTCGTCAGCGGCCATCACCCGCGAATCGTACATCGACCGGCGGATTGCACCGCAGCCCCGCGCGATCGACGTGCTTTTCCGGCCCGACGCGGCGTGATTTCCCCGTTCCGAAAAAATTCCGGATTTCCGTGTTTAGCACTTGACGCACGAACGACGATAGCTAAGATATCACCATGACGGGACGCAAACGACACAGCCAACACAAGGAACAGAACATGCGGATTGACATGAAAAACAACGCGACGGACGGACTGTTCCAGATTGAATCGAAAGGCCCGTGGCGGACCCAATACAAGACGGACAGCATGCTCCCGAACGGTCGCCACGAGGTCTACGAAAACGGCCAGCATGTCGGGTACTGGGTGCAATCGACCACCGGCCACCATTTCGAGACGATCCAACAAGCCGCTTAACCCGCTGACGAGTCGCCGTGGCAAGCGACGAAACGCCCGCGCGGCGTCCGGGAAGCCAACAACGTCCCGCCGGTGACCGACCGGCACGAGGAGAGAGAGAATGACGACCTGCAACATCAACGGAACAGCAGTCACGGCCCCCGCTGGCGCGATCGCCTACAAGTATGCCGACGACACCGAGGATGCCCGCTGGATTTTCGACGAATCGGACCTCGCGGAAATTGTCGCGGTCGATCCGTCCCTCGTTGAGCGAGTGATTGCCGACGAGTGACCCACCCCCTTCCGCGCTCCGGCGCGGCCCCATTGACGAGAACCAATGACCAAACTCCACACCACCCCCGACGTAGCCGCCGCCCTCGGGGTGTCCGTCTCGACCGTGCAGCGTGCCGTCCGTGCAACCGGAATCGGCCAGTCGCTCACGCCTAGGATGCGTGTCTACACCGCCGACGATATCGAGGCGATCCGGCGGCACATCGCGGAGTCAAAGGCCCGCTTGCTCCAGACCGCCGCCGAGCGGGGACGGCAGGGCGGGATTGCCAAAGCCCGGAACGCCAAGAAAGGAAAGAAATGAGCGAGGAACTGCCGGAAGAAATGGACTACGACCTGTTGGTCGATTGTTGCGCGACGTGCCGGTTTTGGGATTTCGCCAATAGAAACATCGTCCCAACGGGTGGTGATCCAGATGTCGACTCGGCTTGTCGTCGGTTTCCGCCAGTGTTTTTGCATCCGACAAAAACGCCACAAAACAACTTGCCGCAATGGTCAGCCCGAAGCTACGCACAGCCTTGGACCAATGATTACGACTGGTGTGGCGAGTTCCAGCCGCGAAAGCCGGTTGCGGAGCCACGGAATCCGGTCCTCGACTGGGATGTCGATTCTCTTGATCTATGCGTCCGGTCGCGGATGGCGCTGGCGCGCGATTCCGTAAAAACCGTGCAACAGCTTGTTGAGATGAGTGCGGCGCAACTGCTTCGCATCCCGAAGTTTGGACAAACCAGCCTCAATGAATTGCGCGAATGCCTTGCAAAACACACCCTTCGCTTGAAGGATGATCTATGAGCACCGCCCACCGATTCCCAACCATCGCCGAAGCCCGCGCGGAGTTCGACCGGTTGCGCGCTCAGGGCGTGCGGGTGGCGATTGATCCGCGTACGCTTGCGGTGATTGTGTTGCGCTGAATCTCCCCCAGCCAATCCGCCCACCGTCTCCCCATCCGCGCCGCACTGAATTCCCGCAGCGTCACCTCGCGAGCATAAGCAACCTGACGCAGATTCCTAGCCCCGGTCGCCCGCATCACCGCGTCGGCCAGTTGCACCGCATCAGCACCCACCGGCACGACCTCGCACAGCGGTCCGAAGTCGCGGTGAAGTTCCGGCACGGCCCCCACGGGTGTCGCCACAGTCGGCACAGCAGCGGCCCACGCCTCGCACAGGGCAAGACTCATGCCTTCGGACGGCGATGCCAACACGAGGCAATCGAGAGCCGCCAGAGCATCCCCAACGTGGTCCGGCGGATCGACCCACACGCACGCACCGGGGGCGATCCCCTCGCATGTCCGCTTGACCGAGTCCGTGTGCGTTCCCGCCCCGATCCACACCCCCTTGGCGCCAATGCCACGGCGACGCAGTTCCGCCACGGCCAGCGCGATCGCCTCGGGGCGTTTGCTCACCGCGTGACGACCGAGATAGCCCACCAGCATCTCCCGACCGCAGCCCCACAAGCGGCGAACGTCCCACCGATCGCGCGACGGAACGATCCGGTCGACCTCGATCCC